CCTTTTACCTCGAAGTTGTACACATGTCCTGAATAAAAAGGTCTATCAACTTCGTCAACCCTATAGTAAAACTTGCCATCAACCTGTTTGAACGTCGGATTAACTTCTACGACTTCGCTCCACGTTGCCTCTTTTTCTTTAAGGCACCCATGAATCAACGATTCAACAAAACCACGAGTTCCGATATTGACGTTAAAACATATTTTATTACCAACAACACGTTGGTCTCCGATAGATGTATCCACCATCCTCTTACTTGCACTGAATGTCATTGGGAATCCACATTTTATTGAAATGTGAAAAAGTTGAATCATTAGCTCCTTGTTCGTCCCCGCTATTCCCACGGTTAGTCCAGACTCTTTTTCAGATACACATCCGTCACTGTCGATAAGCCCACGAAGCAACCACACTAATTTTTCTTTCGGCAACTCCATTACCCAACCAGGGATTTTCTTACTACCACACTCGGATCCGAAGTTTATATTCCACCACGAAGCAAATACAGGGTCTCTAACAACGACATGATCCATGTGATCGTAAATCACCTTTTCACTAGACACCGCCTCGTCTCCAAACAACGAAACAGCAATGTCGTTTATTCGGTTGAAAAACTCTGGGACCAACGGAGAAACACAAATGTCCAACCCGATAAACTCCCGTGAAAACTTGTTCTTATTCTTCCACAGCCAACCATCTCCAAGCCAATACCCAAGATAATACAAAAAGTCTTCATCAATGCGGATAGACCTCGGAACAAGCGATTCCATGCGAATGGTACGATCCACGACAGACTCTTCGTCTCTTTTGTCTGTCGGAAACCACCGCATAGAACTTCCACCGCCATAACCAAGGCTAGTTCTTTCCGTTTTTATAACCCCCTTCTGTCTAAGATAATATGCCGCACTTCTAACTCTTACACCGTCTGAGACCCCGAGCATCAAAGCGACCTCAGAGCACTCCTTAACAACTGGTTCTTTAAGAGTCGAAAGCCACGAAACAATTGACTCTCGAACCTCCTTGGATGACACGTTTATTCCCGACGGAGTCTCGTATTCACAAACAACCCCAGAATCATCAACCGAAACAGACGAATAGAATGATCTTAAATAAGGAGGAACCTCGTCAAACCAATCAATCTTGTCTATGTCTACATTCTTTTCTATTCCCCCGATCCCGATCCAGTCCCCCCTATGAACTTCCTCGGCTTTCACCATCTTCTCTTGACCGTCTCTCAACACAAAGACAGGATGCTCACTCGTTGGCGAGAACTCCAAACCAGAAAGTCGCGACACCCCTAGACTGACAAGCCGTTCCGACACCTTGCGCCGTGCAATCCCTGAAACTTCCGAAAAGTTCCCATCAGCGTCAAGCACCATGTCTCCTTCTCTTATATCACTGATAGGAACAACACCTTCACGAGTAAGAATAGGAGTGTCTCCCTTAAAGCAGTTCCCGATCATGGAGGCCTCCATCAGGATAGACTGGGCAAGGTCAAACATGTGAAGCACCTTCATCTGGTTCTCGAAAAACTCCTTGATCTCCGCCTGCTTCTCCTTGTCCTGCATCTTCGGCATGTGCAAAGTGAACTTGGACATCGGCAAGTCAGATAGCAAGTCAAGCCCGCGACCGACATACGCATCGGTGTTGTGAGTCACCATGCCGTTGCAGATATAGGACTTCTCATCTCCTTCCGCATCAACCTCTATGTTGTGAACGATGTCATCTTCTTGCGAGAACGTCACCTCTTTGACCTGGAATGCCGCATAGCCATTTATCAAAAAGGCACCAGGAGTAGACTCTTTCGTTTCAACTGGATCCCACAAGACAGAATCTGAAACAAGCCCATTCGCACTCCACGATGGAATCGAGATATGAATCTGCTTGTTGCCACTGTCATATCCAGACCCCGAAGTCCGATCATACACCGCATACCGACACATCACCCTTGCTTGTTCGTTCGTAATCTCCCCCGCCCTAGACGACGGCAATGGAGGAAGAAGAACATAGTCCCCCGGCTTGACATCCTCGGCATGAACCCATTCAGGATTGAATTGGATGTTATTCTTGAACCGCCCTCCATTCGCATAACGCAACTTCTCACCGCGAAGTATCCAGTAAGGATGATGGTGGGTTGTTTTAAGATGATTCTGTAGGCACCACGCTTTGATCGTCGTAGCCTTGTCGTCTGCAAATCGACGCTCAAACTTATCTTTAACTAGCCTCACGGTTCCCAGTCCCGTAACGACACTATCCCCGATCTGTACATCTCGGATGTCTTTTACCGTGCCATCAGCCATCGTCACTAGACCTAGGTCGTTGTCGCTTAGGTAGATACAACGGGCGAAATATCTGTACCACTGGTATTTCTCTGCCAGCGTGACGGGCCAATACAACCGCCCGCCGTTCTGCTGGTTCATCATTGTGAAATACATCGGAACGTCATACGTCCCCGTACGATCCCCAAGCCCGTAGGCGTAGCTCGACCTGTACGCCTCCATCCTGTACCCAGACTGGTATGGGGCGGCCTGCTGCGCATCGTCCAGCAGCATACCTGCGGTTCTATCAAACCCGAACCCGCCAGCCCCCTCTGCCTTCTTGGCAATACGAGCCTTCAGCGGATCAGCCTTGCCGACCGCCACCTTAGGCACCTTCATTCCCGCCGTAACTTTCCCAGCCATTATTCAACCTCCTTGATGCGTGACTCACCAATCATCTTTATCATCGCACCAGTCCCCCGATACAAACGGGTAGCAACCATTGTCGCCTCCCGCGAAATACCCAAGTCCTTCTCCCCTGAATGCAGAATCCCGAACAACGCCTGCAAGGCAGCACTTGCCTTTTTAGCAGCAGCATTAACAGATAAGGCTGACGCATTGAACGCCTTGACCTCTTTCTCCCGATCCTCCGCTTGCCTGCTTTCATTCCTGATGGACTTACGTTCCTTATCCGCCTTGACCTTCTTGAAGGCAACGTGCTGCCTTGCGGCAACCCGAATCGGATGACCAGCAGGCAGGTCGGCCAGCGTACCGCCCATCGCTTCCTTGATCCTTAATAGCTCGACCCGTAGCGGATGCCCCTCTGGGAACACGTCCTCTAACCCGTCACTATCGCCATCTGCGAGCTTCCGCTCAGCTGCCGCCACACCCTCAAGCAGCCCCGCTGTTGCTTTCTTATCTGCCACGTTTCCCTATTCCTTTCATATTATCACCCTCCCGTCGGAAGGATGTCACACCTTAACGGAAGTGAACAGTAGATAACTACCTTCCACATCCGAACCATTCCTTATAACACCATACCCTGTATGAATCTTGTTTGGCTTGAACTCCTTGGTAATCCGCCCCCTGTCACTGACATAAAGCAAGTCGCATGCGGAGTAGACAAGGGGGTTTCCGATACTGTCAACCTCCTCGTAAACATAGACCCGCGCAAGAACGTCGTCAGCAATAAGCATAGAGGCAACCCGAGTACCGACCCGCTGCAACTGGGTAAGGCTGTCAAACTCAAATGCCAATGTTGAATCCTGCGCCGTCATGTCCATTCGATTGTCCCCGCCATCGCGCTGTCTTGTGTCTGTCGTCCACTGGTCTGACAACCGTTCGACATGACGACTGTGCTGCGGCCCGTTGATCAGCATCCCAGCAAGTTGCCCGTAGCCATCAGATACCTCAACGGTGCAAAGTGCCCCAGAGAATGTCAACGGGGCATTGGAATACTTAACCCAAGTCCCCGGCATCCACCCCGAGTCTAACCCGACCCCAGTTGGCTCCACGGGAATAACCAGCCCGCCCTTCATCAGATATACTTGATCGCCCATCGCTTAATCCCTCCTGTATATCATACAGGCTTTTATCAAAATCTAATTAAAGGAACACCCACGCTGCCCTTACGCTGGTAAGCCCCACGCGGGTGATCCCCATGCCTTTTCATTCTATCCACCATGAACCCAAGCGACGTCTGCATCCCAAGGCTGCTCCTCCCGCCCGTAGCACTGCCACTAACGACGTTCATCCCACCATCCTTGGAATCGTTATAGCACGCCCAGACCGCACGCGCAAGTGCGTCGCTTATGTCATCGTGAGCCCCAGCCCGATGCGGGGCACGAACAAGAACCCGATGCTTGTTCTTCATCTCCGCCTCCAGCGACAATATCTCTGGAATCAGCACGGGGTCATCATAGAGAACCAGAAGCTCCTCGGCGTACATCCGCTTTAGCAACTGGTAGATGGAACTGTTCAGCAAATCGTTGAACTCCTTCATCTCCAGCATCCCCAGACCACAGGTTTTAAGCATTTCAGCAAGTGCATACCCGTTGTGCTGGTCAAACAACCCCTTCTTGAACGGGAACCATTTGTGCGTTTCCTTGATCTCCCCGATCATATCCGCCATAGACAACAAGTCCTTGTCCGAGTACTTGCCGCACCCCGCATAGATCGACCTGTCCGAATCCCAGACATCAGACGCCCCAGAGTACCAGACCTTCGAGTAGTCCAAGTACACCTTTCTGGTTTGCATATCCTTATGGACAACACACAAGGCTGTACCGTCGTTCTTGAAACCCAAGTCAATCCCAGCATAGTATTCGATGCCAGTCTGCCCACGGCGGGGTGCTGACGGTAGGGTGATACACTTCTTCATCTCGTTCTCATCCTCGACCCACGCCTTTACGGAGTCGGAGAACTCCGCCCCGTATTCGCACATGAAAGATGACCTGTCACGACGCTTGGCAGCAACCAGAATCTCCTTCGGCAAATCGGGATTCATCATTGCAGAGTACATCTTGAAGCTGAGGGTCACATCGGTTTCGTCAAACGACTGTATGAACCGCTCGTAGAATATCCCGAACTTTGCATAGGGTGAAGAGATGCATATCACCTTCCCGTCATTCTGGAACGATGCGACAGACGGCGTTAGCGCACGATAGACTTCCTTACCGCTGAACCTGCCCGTGTTGTCTATGAAGAAGGCCATCTCGTCCATGATTACGACAATCGCGTTCTTACCACGGAGGGTGTTGGAGGAGCAGCCGCCAGACAGCATGATCAGTGACGGAATCGCCTTAGGCCCCAGAGCGATATCCGCATCCGTCTGGAAGTCAAAGTACGTTTGCGTCGAATGCACACCACGCCCCTGAAGGTATGGGCACTGGATGGCAAGCGTCTTTGCCATGCCGAACACCGTGTCTGATTGATCATCCGCTGGGGCGACGTTTAGGATGTAGCACTTGGTGAAAGCTGGGAATCCATAAGAAGCAGACGGGTCGCCCTTCTTGATCAGCTTGTACATCTCGTAATTCGACATACACGCAGAAAGGGTGGAGTTGTGAGAAACGACATCACCACCGATAATGTGAGTGCCCGAAACCTCCACGTCAACCGTCAGTCTCTTTCCCACGCAATTCAACGACGACACCTCATCCCACATAACATCCGATGTTCCCATATTCATCAAGAAATCGTCACATATTTTTTCCCCATACAACTGTACCTTTCTCCTGCTTGGAGCATAATTCCACCTTAACCTTCCCCTAGCCCCAACACCATGTTCCCCCACGACATCTGCCCCAGACAATCCTCTTTCCGACATAACTTTCTTTACGTATCTCCATATCCCTTTGGGAACAGAACCAAATTCACTTTTAGACACCTCCCGTCTCCTGGCCGACTCAACAACCAAGTCAACCTCTTTCTCTTTTGAAAGAATACCAATATCATTCCGAAATTTTTCAAGACTGTCCGCCCGTGCAATGCAAAGACTCCACGATTCAAATGACTTACCCCCACATGTGTTTTTCTTTTTATTCACAATGGAATGTATTCCATACTTAAGAAGCAAATGCCGCACCCCGTCTATCATCTTTCGCGACGCTGAACAATACCCGATATGCGCACTAGGACTGCCGCCATGTCCCGCCGCAACTTTCCCTTTCACGGTTGCCCACCCATCACATCCAAAAAGACGAGACAAAAAAGCAGAAACCTCGACCCGTGATCCTCTCAAAATACAATCAGGGACTTCCTTTATTACAGCCTTTTTGCCAAAACACCCCACACTCCGAAGCCACTCCTTGACTTCATTTTTCCGGCTCCCATATTGTTTGAATCGCCCAGATTCTTTTTGCACCTCATATCCAAGACGAAATGACTTAAGACCCTTCTTCCTCACAACGTATCCGGGAAACTCAAGAGCAATAAGTTTCTTCAAATCGCCCAACATCACTTCGCTTCCAGTAGTATATCCAACAGAACATGTAGTCCCTCCATCGCCTTGGAAATGTCCCAGCAACGCCGCTCTTGCCACTCCGACTCCAGCCAGTCCAAATAACTCCGTACAAGCCGCAATCGCAACCTTGTCTCCTACCATCAGGTTTTTCATTTCGACGAAATCAGGCTTATCCATGTCATCCCGCCATACCAGATAAGGATGATTCCAAGATGAGGTTTCCCTTATCCCCCGCTTCGTTACCAACTCACAACATTCAACTCGCCCATTATACTGCGCTTTTATTTGATCAGAAATAGATCGACGCAAGGTAACAGGATCGTAAGTACCTATTCCTATTTTTTCTCCATTTCCCAACCGATCACAAAGCTCACCGAATGTTATCGACCCAGCCGTCGTTGCAATCAGATCATCCTTATCCCGGCACTTGCCCGACCGACGACCGATAGACCATACCAACTCACGGAACAGCATGCCATCCGTCTCGTCCACGTTGCAACGCCCTTCGGCATACAACCACTTCAGGAAATCCGCCTCGTTGAACTCATACAAGATCCGCTCATTGGTTTCGTCTGGAACCTTGATCGTCTTGGAACCACGATCAAGTGGCAGACCGTACGCGCACTTGACGCAGAACTTCTGGACAGGCTTGAGCTTGACCCGTAGCCCCCACGGAGCCTCGATGAATGTTATCGGGTCAACGTCTGCCGCCCCGCTTGACAGGAAGTCGCGGGCAATATCAGCAAACAACGAGTTTGAATCAGCCATACCGCCCCTATTATCCCACAGAGTTCGCCGCGTCCAGCAACCGTTCCTTCAAGTCCTTCTTCCAGTTCCCAGTCTTGTCAACGATGGCCCTGAAGAACAAGTCCTTCTGTTCCGCCGTAGACCCCATCAGGATAAGCGACTCGCTGGCCTTCTCCATGAAATACCTGAAAACGATCTCCATGTTCGGCGAGTCTATGTCCAGCCCAGACTGCTTTTCTATGTCCCGCTTTGTCTGTACCGCCTTGATCGCCTTTTCCAGAACCTCCGCCCGCTTGAATGAAATGATACTCGCATCCCTCAAATCCCCGTTGTGCGTCGCAACAAGCTCGTTCCCCAGCAGGTGATCGGTTTCCTTGACGACCTGCTCAATCAAGCCCGTGAGAAGCCCCGTGATACCCGTCTCACCAGCTTTCCGCAAAGCGGATACAAGCCCCTGCTGACCCCCGTAGTATTTCTTTACAAGCTGTTCCCGAAACTCAACGACGCTGCTAACAGGAACGGGCAACGACGTATCCTTCTGAATCACTGCAATAGAACCAGAGAAACCAGACGCCTCTTTGTCAACCTCGACAAACTCATCCGTTACCATTCCATCCCTCCGCCGCGTTGAACATCAAGCTCTCCATCTCGCTCCGCCTCCTCGTCCACGCAAACCTCGTCAACACCGTTCCACACTCCTGTAAGCTCGGGTGTCATGTCTATATCCTGAAAGGAATCAGCAGTCCCGAACTCAACCCCATTCATCTCCCCATACGGATTGACATCAATCTGGCTCGGGACGACCTCCTCCGAGTCGATAGGAAGGGGGGCGACGTGGGTAGGTTCAACCGTCTGGATGTCCAGCGTCTTGCGCACAACCTTCGGGTCATTCACCGTGATGTCTGGCCGACTAACCCCTACCGACATCGGAACCTGCGACTTGTCAACCATCTGCTCCAACTCAACATTCATCGGGGCGATAGCGATCCGCTCAACATCCTTGGACGCATCCACGGCCTTCTTGACCTGCGCCTTGCGATCAAGCCAGCGGAAAGCCATCATCACCTTGGCGGCATTTCTGCACTTCGCCTTCTTGATCTCTTTCGCCACCTTGCTTGGAAGCCCGACCGCCCCCTCCATGTTCATCAGGGTGTCGTCTGTCCACTTATCATCCAAGTCACCACGGGAGCCTACCAGCTCCAACGCCGTACTCGGACAGCGGCAATCCGTCCCCTGCTGGTACAACGACTCGTCTGCAAGGCAAGCATCCATACCGCACGCCACGTCCTGAATCTCCACAGCAGCGAAACGGGAGGTGGGGGTATGCAGGGGGTCGCCGCAACGGCACCCGATGACCATTGATACAAACCGTTTATACGGACTCTTTGCAGCAGACGCCATCGCGACCTTGCAGTTCTTGTACCCACGGGCATCAACTGCGACACGGCCAACAAGCCCGTCTAGTGACAACTGCTTGTCCACGGACGCCTGAATGCTCTTAGGCAGCTTGCCATACTTAACAGCTACCCGACGCTTGACCTCCGCCGCCGTCCGTCCCTGATTCATCAAGTCCCGCGCAAACAGGATGATAGGATCCCCTACGGGCACCTGCGACTCTGCGGGAAGGTTGCGATTCACGACGCCAGCAGGCGCATCCACAAAGATGTCCGCCGACCCGCCGCCCCACTCCATCTCCAGTTCGGGCTTGATGTTGTTCGGATTCTTAGACCCGACCTCCGCACCATCCTCAATCCCTTTTACAAGCCAGTCGTGATCAACAATACCGCGCTGCGGCTCCGCGAGAACAGAGTCAAGATTCATTCCGTACCACCTTCCATCGCCTCCGTGACATCTTCTGCCGAAAGCACGTCGTTTTCAAACACAGGCTCAATCGACTTCTTGTCCTGCGACATCCGCCACAGGCACTTGGTTGTCTTGTGTACCAGCAGATCGTTACCCGCTGCCACGAACATAGTTGACGCACGAATGTTCCAAGGCATCTTCACGACTTTGCTCGGAGCCTTTAACGCCTGATCAATGCCTATCGAACTATGCCAGTCAAACGAATCAAATATGTCAGCACTCATTTTACAACCCTCCATACAAACACGGGCAAATATCAAGTTTTCTTAACAATCACCCTCGCCTTGTTCCCCTTGTACTCCCGACGGACAATGTTTAGGTTGCCGCAGATTATAGAGTAAAGTTCGTACAAAGGCCACATCTTTAGTGATTTCAGCTTTTTCAAACACCGCCTGAATACATACCTGACGTTGACCTGCGACTTGCCGAGCAGCTTGGCGGCAAGCGTATAGGAGGAGGTGTAAAGCATCAGCGTCATCACCGCCGTCTCGTCCTCCGTGAAACGATCATCTCCCGCCTCCCTCCCCGCCAGATACTCCGCATACCGATCAAGCATCGGCTGTAAATAGAATATGAACTTCAGCCGTTTCCTTATCCTCTTTATGTCATAGCACAAAGACGGCTGGCTGCGCCCCGTAATCGTCTGAACATCCTTCTGCTTCTTCCTTGAAACAAATATCAGAAAGAGGATGTCCTTGTCCTTGCTATTCAGAAACCCGAAAACATTACCTAGAAGACTTATCTCGTCTTTGCCAAGGTATGGGATTGCCGACTCCTCATGCTTCCGCACCCTTATTTTTTCAGCGACATTTCCCATACTTACCCAATCACAGGGACCTTTAGTTTCTCATACACATTATACTGCCTGATGACTTTTGACAAAGCGACCTTGACGATTGCACTCCCGACATGGAACCTGAAGAATACGTCGCAGTCCCGTTCCCGCTTCTTGGTCACGACCCCTGTCAACCCGCCGAATGCCCCTTCAGTACTCTCCACAACATCCCCGACGTTTATATCCACGCACTCAATGGGAAGGGTGGACAGCACAAAGTTCGAGACTTCCTTGTCCACCATGAACATCGGCTTGTCCCCGACGGATGCGATACTATCAACAGCCCCAGTCCGTAGTATCTTTGAATGTATGTCCCGATTCCACCCTGAACACTTCAACAGGAAATAATACTCCCCCGTCCCATCCCGTTGCCCATCCCCGACAAACCGATGATCAACCCATACGTCCTTGGCAACGGAGCTGACGACAGACATGACCGCACCACGATCCCCATGCCTGAATGATTCTCGAACCGACATACAGACCCACGCTGGAAGCATATCACCCCCGATTGAACAGGCCCTTGATCTTGGACAGCAAGCTGGAGTGTTTTCTTATGGATATTGACAGGTCAACAGAGCAGTTTTTCATAAGAACCCAGATAAGGACAGCCAGCTTAGGATACTCCTCCCCGCACCGCTCGGGTGATCTTAGGATTTCCTCGAACTCTTTTTTAACACCATCACGGGTGTTCTTGCAATTAAAATATGAACACCGTCCCGCGATTTCATCCGTATCGCATACGAAAACCTGCCCCCTTGCCTTCTCCAGAACATCAGCACATTGGCAGAACCCCACGGTTCCCTTTTCCCGCAACCGCATACTCTGGTTGTACGTACAGTTTTTTGGACTCCTGCTCAAGAACTCCTTGAACCGCTTTGACAAGCACTTTGCCATGTGCTTCTCAAACATCTCTGCGATCTCACTTTCCCCGCGCATCAAATGCCTCCAGTGCTGCGATCAGCTTCTTGAATGATGACCAACCACCACAGCGTTCAACCTCTCCCGTTAGATTCACCCCGTTTAGGAAAGCCTCCTTCTGGCTGACCTTGCGCCCTAGCCGCTGGCACAGCACCATGTACCTGCGTATCGACTCCTCTATCGACATTGCAGCAGCCGTCTCTTTCAGCACCGAGAACCTACCCCAGCGAGTGACAATCATTCGTGTTGACGGGGCAATTTCAGGATTAGCACGCCTGAACGCAAGATACTTGGCGAACGTCCAAAGCCCGAATTGGATTACCAGCTTTACCATGTATGCTGGATCATCGGGTGCCCTCCTCTCCCATAGGGGCTTGGACGGCCCGAACGCCTCCTCCTTCGCAATCCCCCACTGCTTGAACTCCTTGAGGTAATCAGAGAAGGTAGGATCGCCCACTTTGCGCCCACGCTCCACCATTGACTTGCTGGTGAAGTTGTTTTTACGCAAGTACTCGATAAGCTCGTCCCTCGTCCTTGCCCGACGACGATGCTTCTTGTACTTTTTACGCCTCTTGACCAACGCTAGATTTGCGCGGGCAGCGTCCGACAGTTTCAGAACGTCCATAGGATTCATATTAACCCAGCTTTTTCAGGACAGCGATTGTCTCTGGATCCGTCACCTCTGGCTCGATTGGCCTATCCGACGACAGGACAATGTCAATCCGATGCGACTGTTTCATTATGATTTGCAGGTTTCGGATGATCGCAACATACGGAACTGGGCCATGCAACAGGCAATTCACCGTCTGGTCTGCCGCACCTGCTTGTTCATTGTGAAGCCCGATGATTGCAACCATGATCCGATTGGCATCCACGTCAATTGTCTCAACCGTAGGCTCCGACGAAACCTCCACCACCGCATCATACGTCTCCCCATGATGCTCGTGCAACTTGTTAGATGCACACACAAAAAGCGTCATCATCCTGATTCTCCTTTGTTTAATAATATCGCACACGCGCCATCCCGCTGATGACACTATACGCCAACACCAACCGTTCAAGTTAAGTTATACAAACCTATACTTGTTTTGTCCTATGAGAAACGGTAAGTTTCTCATCTTGAACACCACAAAATTCATAGCATCCAAGTTTTTGCAAAGACCATGAAAACACTTCTTAATCAACACGGTTGATTTCAAACAAAATGTTCTCATAACACCAACCCTACTTGCCATTGATGATGTGCTGGATCGCCGAACTTGACGAACAGACCATATCTATTGCCCTGTCCAACTGATCACCAGAAACCTCATCCCCCGTGAAATGCGCCCCGACAATCCCGAACACATTCCCATTCTTTACCAGCCCAGCGAAGATCGCCGTCTTGACGTTCTGCTCCTCTAGGAAGAACCGCTCATAACTCGACGGGACCCCCCCAACCTGTACGCATATTACATTACGATGATTCCTTGCGCAATCATCTTTTTGCATACAGACAGAACATTTCCCGACCTTGTGAACGCCAGAGCACGTAGACTGACCCGTGAACACTGGGGCAATCAGCTTGCTGACCTTCGAGAAGATAAGACCATGAACCTTAGAAGACTCATAGGTCACACCGGGGCGCACGATCTCGTGGGTACAGGTCATTTTCCAAATGTCCTCGGATGGCGAAAACTCCTCCCCATTGTGAAACCTGAAGATGAATACGCGGTCGCAGTTCAGCACGACCCGCATCTCAATCAGGGTCGTGCAAATCGCCGAGTCACGAATCATCGTGTACGGGGTAGGACACTTACCACGCCAATGCCGGTACAGCCGACGCAGATGACCAACCTCAGACACGACCAGCAGCAGCGTCAAAACACATATCGCCGTCCAGTAATAAGCATCCACCATGACATCCCCCCTTGCACCCTACCCGTTACTGACTGAATGCCCCGCCCCCGAATCCAGGCTTAGACGACCCAGACAATGTGCCCGTCACATCGTCTACCGTAACACCATTCGCAAGCGTCTCTGCTGTCAGGTTGGCGGTGCCAGCAAAGTTGCCCGATAGTACAAGCTGACACCTCCCCACCCATGATAGAACGGTAAGCGTTGGTGATGTCAGCGTAGGCCCCGCTGGCCCCTGAATGCCTTGAGCACCCCGTAGATCACCAGTTGAGAACCCAAGACCATCATCACTCGTAAATGTCACAATACCATTGGTCGACTCATACGAGCCACCTGTCCAGCCAAGTCCGTCAACACCGTTGGTTCCAGCAGGCCCCTGCGGTCCTACTTCACCCTGAATGCCCTGTGGCCCCGCGATTTCAGGCAATGTGATTGACCCTGCGTCAGTCAGATAGTTCGTACCACCAACAACGACATTAGTGACAAAACCATTTGCAGCAACCCACTCCTCCGTTGCATAAGCAATTGGTGGCTCAGCGTTTGTGCTTGTCGAGTCTTCCACGACGATTGTGCCATTGCTGGACACAGCCAATTCATACACCCCGAGGGAGATAGTATTCTGCGAAATGACGGAATTGCCAACAACGACGTCCGCAGCGGCGACATTCGCCAAAAGCATCAAACCCGCGATAGCACCGATAACCCGACTCATAATTTACCTCACGTTTAACATCCGTACAACGAAAGGTAAATATAAACAAATTATCAATTATGATTCAAGCAAGGGAACCGACGGCTGCAAGTCAATGCACCGCCAGCCCGACTGAACCATCGCCCGCCCGACCCACACGTCCAGTTCCGCCTTCGCTGCTACAACCGTCTTGTCAACCGCCTCGTAGAAGCACTCGCTGACGTAGGGAAGATTCGATTCCATATCCTGAACCACCTTCATCATCAAAAACGCCAGCCTGCGCCGTTCCTCCGCTTTCAGGGACGGTTTGGCTAATAGTTCATCCGCCTCTTTCTGAAGCGTTTTAACTCTATCAGCGATTGATTTAAGGCTCTTGTGGAGGTCACTTTCCATCTCCGCCCGAGGACAGGAGTAGGGTAGCTCCTCTACCCGCCCTAGCACCTCTGTCCTGCGAACCGTGACTGGAACCCCCTCCCCCACATTCATCGTCGTAAGCAATTCCGCGAACTGCGACTCAGACAGCTCCACCTCGATCAAAGTCTTTCCGCCGCAGTAATGATCGGCGTGGCTCAAGGGGTCATGGGAGACGTTCGCCTCCGTGACCTTCATCAAAAGCGTGTGGCTATGACCGACCTTCGATCCGAACAACCTTCTGGTTGTTCCCGACACCCTGCTAAATGACATCAGTCCCTGCGACGGGTGATTCGGTTGCTGCTCATCCATAATTAGTCCCCCAGAACTACGAGATTGTGAATCTGACCTTTGGACACGTTCAGGGAACGGAACTTGTGATCCCGCTCCAGCTCGACCATCATATTGAGGATCGTGTCGCCCGCCTTGGAGGTAAAGACGCTGTTGATGCGCCCCGTGAACCGATCCTTCTGGAGTCCGAGCTCATCCGCCCGCTCCGCCTCTGCGATTGCAGTGGCGGTGACGGGGGTACGACGCATTGCCGTGTAATGGACGTGCAACCGCGTCCCGTCGAGACAGCCCTTAGCTGATGCCCCGTGGCACTTCGCCAGCATCGCCTGAACATCACCCACCGACATTATTTTGACCGCTGTATTCATAACCAACCTCCCGATTCGTGTAAGCCCCATTGCCTACACACCCCTATCACCAACGGGGTCAAGTTTTCTACTTGAATCGTTTATCCGCCACCCGCCAGCAAGGACACCCCGTTCCGTCATCCTTGTACTGCTGCCTCGCTGGCCTTGGTCTGGACGGCGGAACCCGCCTGTTCCACTCCCACACCATGAAAGCCTCTGGCCATTCGACAGGCCATGTGAAGTTAGACCAAGTACAGTTCCCCTGCTTTGACGGAAGGCGACGCCCTGAATCCCCCACAGCCCACTGGAAGTACAGGCACGTCCCGCAACACACCGTTGGCGGTTCAACCTGCTTTACGACCTGCTGCTCAATCTCAAACGCATCTGCCATGACTACAACCCGATCTAAACGTCAACCCACGTCACCTTTCCAAAACGGTCAACCGTAGCGATTGACCCCGCCTTTGTCTCAATCGCGAGCGACACCACGATTCCACCCCCGTCAAGAAGCATCTTGACCTTCTCCAACGATATTCTGGTAAAATCGGCAAGCGCATCCTGCCTGACCTGATCCCCAGCACAGCTACACCCCGTACATTCACATCCCATGACCGTCCCTCCTATTTATAGAAAATGTGCTTCTTGTGCTTTGCCACCACCTGCATATTACCAGCCCAAGCTGGTTTAACATACGTCGCATGATAGTGGGTTGCCAAAATCTCTGGACGAAACCGACCTGACAACATCTCATCCGCGACCCGCTTGCATATATCATACGCCTTGCTTGTCTTTACTGGCTCCTTCGGCTCCCCACCGTTCCAACAGGAGAACTGCTTCGGGGCAAGACAGACCGATTTGAAGTCCCTGCCAGACGCCCTGTTGTAGATGACGGAGGCAACCAGCCTGACGCCCTTAACCCCTTCCCCCGCTGCCTCATAGTACAGCGTTTTCAGCAACACCTGACGAACCTTCTCGTCTATTTCCTCGGGTACTGGGTCGAGGAACCCAGGATGGTCGATGGGGCCGAACTCGTAATCTGGGACATATTGGTCTGGAAGGTCAAGACCCTCTGTCTTGCCAAACCACGAACACCAAGCCCCCCAGCAGACTGCCGCTGCAATGAACGCCATGACCAGCAGATACATCCAGTCCCTGAAACTCACCGATTCGGATTGCTTGCCCATTGTGAACCCCCGAAAGAAGTGGGGTGCCCCTTGCGTCTGGGGCACC